AAGATTGGAGTAAACCCGATGACACTCAAGGCATTGGTCAGGGAGCGACTTGAATCTGGACAAGACGTTCCTGCCGACCTATTTAAACCGTTTGAAGGTAACCAAACAAAAATAACAAGACGATAACATAGGAGAAACGAGAAATGAGTAACGCGAAACAAATGACAAAGAAAGATGAAAATCTTCCGTCAGCTTCGTTATTCGAAGCAGATGCACAAATGGGTTTTGAGAATGTGAAGACAGATAGCCTGGCTCCACCAATCTTAAAACTACTACAAAACGGATCAGCAGAAGCACAGAAACGTAATCAAAATTACGTAGAAGGTGCAGAACCTGGTATGTTCTTAAACACTGTTACGAAACAGTTATACAATGGTGATAAAGGGATACAGGTTATTCCATGTCATTATAAACTAGAATATCAAGAATGGGCAGATTATGGAACAGGTTCAGGTAGACCTGAAATGATTTATCCAGATACTTCGGACATTCTTGAGAAGACTACCAAAGGACCTGACGGTAAAGACAGATTACAAAATGGTAACTACATATTAACTGTAGGACAACACTTTGTGATTATCGCAGGCGATAAGGGATCTGAAACTGCAATGATATCTATGAGTTCATCTCAAGGTAAAATTAGCAGAAAATGGAATTCCATGATGAAGTCTATTAGTTTAGATGGTAAGAATGGTCCCTATACTCCACCATCGTTTAGTCACATTTATAAATTATCTTCTGTATTAAATACAGGAAAAGGTAATCAATGGTATGGCTACAGCGTAGAAAAAGTTGGAATGTTAGAAGATGCTAATATGTATGAACGAGCTAAAAAGTTCTACGAAGGCATTAAAAACAAAGCGTAATTATATTGGGCGGCAGCGATGTCGCCCATATTACAATCGAAAGTAAATGGACATACAGAAATTTAAAGATATATTTTATGGATCTAGTAATGCATATGGTCAAACTCGAAAAACAGATGAGTATGACGATAGAGGTAAGCATAAAACTAAATCAATAATTAAAAAAGATCCTGTCACAGAAAAAATGTGGATTGACCATTTAAATGGTGTTGATCCTGCGTTAGGTATCATACCAATAAATGAAGACAGTAAATGTAAGTGGGCATGTATTGATATAGATGTATACACATTAAATCACAAAGAACTTATAGATAAGATAGTAGCAAAGAAATTACCACTAACTGTATTTAGATCTAAATCTGGTGGTGCACACGTATTTTTATTTACAAAAGAATTTGCTCCTGCTGCATTATTTAGAAACAAATTAAAAGATATTGCTGCAAACATTGGTTATGCAAGATCAGAGATATTTCCAAAACAGAATCATATAAAAAAAGAAAGAGGAGACGTAGGTAGTTTTTTAAATCTTCCATACCACAACGCAGTTCAAACATTACGATATGCTTTTAAAGAAGATGGAACAGCTATGACAATAGAAGAATTTTTTGAGCATTATAAAAATGTTGTAATGACAGAAGAACAGTTGGTTGCGTTAAATATAAAAGAAGAAAAAATAAAAGAAGATGATCTATTAAAAGGATCACCACCATGTCTAAAAATGTTAGCTAAAGAAGGTATACCAAACGGTAAAAGAAATAATGCTATGTATAACTTTGGTATCTATTGCAAGAAAAGATTCCCTGATACATGGGATACAGAAATTTTTGAATATAATAAAAAGTTTTGTCAACCACCACTAGATAAAAAAGAGATGGATGAATTGATCAAATCAATTACAGGTAAAGACTATCAATATAAATGTAAAGATGAACCTATTGTATCTTTTTGTAATTCGAGAAAATGTGTAAGACAAGAGTTTGGTGTAGGTGATGACTTTACACCAGGGCTAGAGATAAAAGAAATACAGAAGTACACATCGAATCCACCTATCTTTTACGTAACGATAGGAGAAGATATTGTTGAGTGTTCAGCTATTGAATTACATGATCCTGATAAGTTCTCTCTAAAATGTGTAGAACAAATCAATCAAGCTATGTTACCTGTTGCAAAATTAATATGGAGAAAACAAATCAATAAATTATTACAAAGTGTAATACCTATTGAAGCTCCAGAAGCTATTAAGACAGACATACAATTAAAAGAATTATTAACTGACTTTATTACAAGAGCGAATGGTAAAAAGATAGAAGACATAAGAAAAGGTGTTGCGTTTACAGAAAAAGGAAAGAGTTATTTTAAATTTAAAAGTTTCTGGAATTTTTTATTGAGAAGTAAATCTTGGAATACAAAATACGAAACCACAATGAGAATGTTACAAGTTCTTTTTGAGGCAGAAGAAGAGGTGGCTAAACTAGATAATAAGTCTACAAGATATCTTATTGTAGAAAATGTTGAGATAGATAAGCCTATTATAAGAAAGACAAAGATAAAAGAGGCTCCTTTTGCATAGAAAAATTATACATGGTCCACCTGGTACAGGTAAAACTTTTACCCTTACAAAGTATCTTGATAAAGAATTAAACGAAAATAAAATAGATCCACAAAAAATTGTATATATATCTTTTAGTAATGCTGCAGCGAGGGAAGCGCGAAGAAGAATAAAAGATGATTTATATCACATAGGCACCATGCATTCTCTAGGATCAAATGAACTAGAGATTGATACCAATACACAGTTATTAAAAGGAAGTAGATGGAATAGTTTTAAAAACTTTTCACAGATATGTAGAGATCTTTCTTTTGAATCTTATGTAAATGAAGCTGGATATGTAGAGTATATGAACCCAAATATGAAAGTAATTCAATATTCAAGATCAAGAAATTTAGACTTACAACAAGCAGCAATAGATCTAGATATTATACATCTAGTTGATCTTGGTTTTGTAGAACAACTAAATGAAGATCTAAAAAATTTTAAAGATGGAACAGGTATGGTTGAATACTCTGATATGATTTCACAGTTTGTCGATAAGCGTAAATGTCCTGCTATCGATGTTGTGTTTCTTGACGAAGCACAAGATCTAAGTCCTCTGCAATGGGATATGTTTTTTTACATAGAGAGTGTTTCCATTCGCTCTTACATTGCAGGGGATGATGATCAAACCATTTACACCTTTCAAGGTGCCGATCCTGATATCTTTATAAATTTAAAAGGAGATACAGATCCTCAAATAATATCTAGAAGAGTTCCTAAGAAGATACATAAATTAGCTGAGTCTATATTTCCTTACATGTCACAAAGATTAGATAAACAATGGAAGCCTAGAGAAGCTGAAGGAAATATCTACGAAGATGTAGTGCTAGAAGAATTAAATTTAAACTCTGGTAATTGGATGCTTTTAGCTAGAACAAATAAAATGTTAGAACCTATAAAAGAATATTTATATGATATGAATTTAAGATTTGATGCAAAGAATCATTCTCTATTGCCTGAAGAAATGTTAAATGCATATAGAGTCTGGCAACGTTTGCATCAAGGTGCAACCGTAAATAAAAAAGACGTAGAAGATTTATGGTCTTATCTAACTGTAAAACATGGACATGTTGAAAGAGGATATGCAGGAGGCAAGACACTTAGAAATATAAAAAGTGTTGATCTAGATGAGCTAAGATCTGATCACGGGCTGCGAGCGACGGGGAGCTGGGAAACATTAAATTTTCCTGACGCAAGTAAAGACTACATTAGAACCATTCTAAAGAACGGTGATGATCTAATGAAACCAGCAAGAATAAAAGTATCTACAATACATGGAGTGAAAGGTGAGGAATGTGATAATGTTGTTTTGTATACAGACATTGAAAAAATAATATATGATGCAGCATTAAAAGATCCAGACCCTGAACACAGATTGTTTTTTGTAGGTATAACAAGAGCGAGAGAAAATTTATATCTCCCACAATCAATGGGTGATTATCAATATAACATAGGAGCACCAATAGTATGACAGACACAGATATATTTAAAAAAGCATTTCCACAAGATAAGCAGATAGGAGGTAAGCATTATAAATCTTTTCACATTCAACCGTATGAGTTTATTTCAAAAAATAATCTTTCATTTTTTCAGGGCAATGTCGTGAAATATGTATGTAGATATCTTACAAAAAATGGTATAGAAGATTTAGAAAAGATAATACATTATTGCGAATTAGAAATTAAAAAAATGGAAGACATGAAAAGGAAAAAGAAATAATGTTTGCCGTACAAACTGAAT